CATGGATGAATACATGAAGGTCTTTGCCGTCGGTCGGGTACCATTTCGCCCCTTAGGCGTAACACACTTCAGTCCCGCTCCGTGGGCAACTGATGTGGATAGTGACTACCAACCTGCGATTTTAAGCAGGGAAGCGATGCGTAATGGCTTAGCTAAGTTTACTGAACCGATTAAGAGGTACGACTATTCTCAGTTGTGTCTTATGGAAGAGTTCTTGGTCAAGAGGATGACTCCATTTTGGTTTGGTGATTTAGTTCAGTCTGATGCAGACGTTGTTTCTGATCTCAACATGAAAAAGAGTTCAGGCTGGCCCCATAACTTGCCGAAGGGTGAGTGTTTGGAGCAGTTTGCTGTTGAGACTTGGGAACTGGTAGAAGCTGTAATGCGTGGTGAAGATGTAGCCATGTATTTTAATGCAACACTTAAAGATGAGTTACGTACTCGCGATCGTGTCATGAATCAGAAGACGCGCGTTTTCAATGCGTGTGATATGGTACACTTGATATGCTCGAAGAAGTTGTTTGGCTTGCAAAACGTCAAGATAATGGAGTCTATTGGCCATCATCCTTCGACAGTTGGTATTTCGATGCCAGGTCCGCAGTTTGTCACTGCAATCCTGTCCTTGAAAGAGAACATATACGAGGGAGATGTTGGCGGGTGTGACGCTCGTTTTAATCTTGGGTTGGCCCGCGTGATCAGAAATGTTCGCGCGAGGTTTTTGCCATTCCACTACCGTGAGGCTGTTCACAATTTATATGATTCTGTTTATTGTGGGCATTCTATTACGGGAGGCGTGATTTATCGACTCTTTCACAATAAGAGTGGGTGGGAGAACACCATTTGGGATACGTTCCTGATGATGTGGGCTCAGATCTGGGAAGCTTGCCATGCACTCAAACCGGACATTGACTTCGATAACCAGGTTAGGTTAAAGATCAACGGCGACGACTTGCTCTTCGCGTGTGATTACCCTGGACTTGGTATTAAGGAGCTCAGTGCCTATCTCGCTCAATACGGGACGGTTCTTGAGTATGCAACGAGTGACCCGGGTGGGCCTGAGGATGTAACATTCCTCTCCTCATCCCTTCGTTGGCGACATGTTGATGGGAAAGGGGACTTCTTGGTTGCGGCGGGAAACCGTCTCAAGTTGGTCTCTAGTGTTAATTTTGTCAAACGCAGCGGAGATATGACTCTGGAAGAATCTTGTGTTGTACATCTCTTAGGCTTGCGAGTGTGTTTGTGGCCGTTCTATTTTGATTGGATCGAGGTGAATGCCATTCTGGACGAGTATTTGAAGTCGATCACGTTGACTGATAGTATTCGGCAGTTGCTTCGTGCACGTATCACGGAAGAACACATTCTGGCTTTACATTGCAGATATGAGGGCGGTTTGGATTTACCGATTTTTTCCGACCTTCACGATGACCCTAGGGAGATATATGAGGCTGTACGTAAGTCCCAAAACCTCATAAATTATGCCCCCGTGTCATTGTCAACTTTGCAAATGGCGTTCAAGTCTAAGAAAGGTCAAGCAGTTCCAACCCCTGCGCAAAGGGTTGCCCAGTCCAATCGGGACAAGATGCTCCACGCGAAAGCGACGGGGGCGTTGGTTCCGTTGACTCGGATTGGGACGAACCGATCCGTAGCCAAGAAGGCCAAGCAGACGAACATGCTTGCCGGTCCGAACCGGGGTCCGAGAGGAAACCAGTTCCCATCGGGTTCATCTAGTGGTCGGCAGATCAAGATGACAGAGGACGTTGTTGGTGATGAGTACATTACCAATATCGCTGGTAGCTCCGGATTTGCTACTACCAAGTTCTCTGTCAATCCTGGTCTTGCTGCCACTTTCCCGGAAGGTAGTGTCAAGGCTTCTCTCTTCACAGAGTGGAGAATGAAGTCTTGTCAGTTCTACTACCGTCCTGCTGTGAGTGGTTTTGCAACCCAAGGGCAGTCTGGTCGTGTTGTCTTGTCAATGGACTACAACGCGGCCAACGCTACTCCTACAACTCAGCAGCAAGTGGAGGTGATGCCTCATCGAGATGGCATGCCGTTCGAGAACATTGAGCTTCCGCTTGATGCTCGTTACGTCAACCGTGCTGACTCTAAGTACATCCGTGTGGGTGCGCTTGGGATCAGCGAGGACGTGAAGACGTACGATGGTGGCAATCTGTGGGTTTCGACCTACGGCCAGACCAACACTACGCAGGTGGGTGAGTTGCGCGTTCGCTACGTGCTTACTTGCTCTATGCCGACGTTGTTGAATTCTGGAGCTGCTATTGCTCTTCAACAGGCTGCCTTCTTTCAGAGTGTTGCTGGAGGAGAGACAGGAGCTATGAACAACACTGCCAAGCAATTGGCGATGCCCACTGCTACTTACAATGGCATAGGCGCCGTCAATACTGCTGGCTCGATTGTTCCTCAGGCTGGTGTTTATCTCGCGACTGTTACCGTCACTGGTACATTCACGGGGAATGCCACGGCTCTCATTCTCTTCTTCGCCAAGAATGGTAGTCAGATCTTCACCGGTCCGGCTGCCAATCTTGCTGTTGTTCCTGTCACTGCTGCTGGTGGCAACGTTATTACTGCTAGTGCGGTGATCGTTGCCAATGGAACTGATGCTTTCACTCTTTCTGCTGAGGGCACGTTCTCTACTGGCGCTTTGACCCTTTGGGGCGGCATCACTCTCTTGGCTATTTAGGTCATTTATTGTTATGCTATCGGATCGATCCGAAGTGTGATGATTTATGAACCTGGGAAATTTAGTTTCTGAAAAGTTTAGTATGAAATAAATGTAGGTGATTCGGATATAAAAAAATATATTGATCAAAGATATCATAATTATAATAAATAAGGTTAAAATAAAAGTATTATT